GGATCACTATACTTTTCTGACCATACAGCAGTAATTTCTTTTAAATTAAAAAAACACCCATCATGTATCTTATACATTATCCCTCCAAAAAAAATAGTACACCCGGCAGGATTCGAACCTGCGACCTACGGATTAGAAGTCCGTTGCTCGAATCCGCTGAGCTACGGGTGCATAAATTTATAGCCCAAATGCTACAAAAATTACAGTACCGATAACTAGCCCAATCACAATCCTTGTGAACAGCTTCTCGCTGTCTAAATGATGCATATTATCCATAATTTTACTCCTTATATAGTATTCTGGTAGCCTCGGCGGGACTCGAACCCGCAAACCCGTATCGGGCGTCAGATTTTAAGTCTGATGTGTATGCCAATTCCACCACAAGGCCAAAAAAAAGCGCCCGAAGGCGCACAAAACTTAAGAAAAGCTTTAGTTTTCTACGTCTACTTCAACAATAGGAACAACATCGGCTGTGTCAAGAGACACCTCTAGATCAGAATCGACGTCGACAACTTCATTTGTGTCTTCGTCTAACTCTTCAACTAAAATATCGCCGGCAACAACATCGTTGGTCGCCTGTTCCAGCACCGTTGAATCATCCGTAGTACAGCCTTGGATAGCTGTGATCATTAGCAAAATCATTGCAAATGTGGTTTTCATAATATACTCCTTTGAAATCATGAAACATAAATATACCTACAATAAAAAAATAGTAAATAAATTATTCTCTTTCTTCCGAGAGCTTTATTAAAATTCTTTGGCTACTTCTTGCAATAGAATTCGAATCTTATCAATCATTTTCAGGCGCGAATCAGCCGTGCCTGATTGATAATCTACTGCCTGTCTCAGCAGGTAAAGATTCTTAAGTGCCTCTTTAATAACACCTTCTCGCTTGTCAGGAATGTAAACTCTCCTGCTCATTATGCAAACTCCTTTTAAAGAAAAATTGAATAGTTTTTATAATTGAATTATAATGACTCTTTCATTTTCTTCATCTTGTTCTTCGTCATTCGGGTGCTCTTCCTTCGTTCTAGGATGATCCCATTCATACGGAGGGGGGATTGGAAGCGGCAATTCTAAATAAGGTTGCTCACTCACTTACCCTGTCCCCTATATGCCTTGCGACGGCGGCGGAACTTACTTGGTGTAGATCCTGCGCGCTTATTCTCGTGGAATGTTTCACCGCCGGCGGGTGCCGTCTTACTATATGTTCCCTTTCCTTGCCGCGTCTTCTTTTTCGGGCTGGGGAGACTGCTGCTGCTTCTGCCATAAATTTTATACATTAAAAACCTCCGGGTCAATGGCTCTATCAAACATAGTTACGCCGTTCAAATGGTCAACCTCGTGTTGCACGCAGACACATTCTAAAGCGCTCTTATCAAACGAAAAGAACAGATGATTCTTATGATTGTCGGTCTTCACAACGATATCCATCCATCGTTCAGTTATAACATAAATACCGGGGAAAGAAAGACAAGCTTCCTGATAATAACTTTTTTTAAACTTTCCTACTATTTCTGGATTAATCAATATAATCGGCTCCGTCACCGTAATCGCGCAAACAGTTGCATCAATGCCAATTTGATTTGCGGCTAACCCAACTGCATCTCTGGTATTATTTAATACTTCTAATAGTTTTCGTCCAATAAAATGACCTTCGCTACCTAGGCATTTTTTACATTTTTTTGTTAACGCCTTTTTATCTTGGACAAATCTCACTATTCGTGGTTCCTTATTTTCTAAAGTTATTGTATAACCCTATCTCAGTACGCCTCCTTTATTAATAAATAGACCTGACAAGACACGGGTAACATTAAAACGTTCAACAAAATAAAAAATTACAAAAGCTAAAAGGCACCCAGAAGCGACGTCGACTATATAATGTTGCTTTATAAGCAAGGTTGATAAAGATATTCCAAGCGTCCACAACAGGAAGATAAAATTAAACCCTAATTGTTCCTTTACCATCTTGCTTTTTGAAGCAGCCAAGAACATCAACCACGTAAAAACAACGTGGCCAGAGGGAAATGTGTTGTTTGCTGCATCAAAAACTCTAGTAATATTAACCATTTGTGCAGATATACCTATGGGGTCGATGTCAAGTCTGGGATAGAACGAAGGAATCAACAAATAAAAAATAAACAACGAAATGCTAGATAAAATACAAGCCCAAAATGTCTTAAAAAAAAGATGTTCCTCTCTTATAAGAAACACCATGACTAAAAAAACTTGAAGGTGTAATGAATGATATATCCACACAAATTCAGGCATGAAAGGAATTATTTTATCGACTTCTAAAATTAAATTTATTTGACTTTGGCTGATTAAAAACTGAATTGTAAAGTACAAGAAAAAAAAGGAAGCAAACAAACCAGTTGTATATGCCGCCTTTTTAGCAATTGTCATAATTATTCAGCCTCAGAATAGAGCACAACACGTACAGTACAGATAAGTTAACGTACTACCTACTTCTAAATATGCTATATTATTCCAAAAAGTTCTTTTTTGTAAAATTTTAATGCATGGAGGTAGAATAAGATACTCTGTTTAGTTCATTAGTAGCCAAATGTCTGCTTATCAACATCGATTGAAGAATTTGCAAAGTTTCCTCTAGTATTATCATCTCTGTACCAGAAGTCTTGTCTTCATGTTTGACTAATGCAGCTGTTTCTATTTCCTGCGTTATAAGTTTTAACGTCGAATAATTCAACCAAACCAGCTCGCAAGCTAACGAAAAAACATATTCGTTTTTCCCGTATTCTTCCTTCTCTGAAAAGTGCAATACAAGTTCTCTTGCTGCTCTATAGCTCTCCTCGGATTGAATAATTAATTCTAAAATATATTCAAGAGATAGGGAAAGTGTTTTATTCTGTTCCATCTTTATCTTCAAAAAGTTTTAATAAGTCAGTATAACCACCAATAAATTCAACTACTTCTTTTTCCCGCTTGAAAATCATTGGAACCGTCTTCCAGTTGTAATTAGTTTTGATCCCCTCCAGAATTAATTTTTGATCTTCGTCGAACTCAACCAGCTTATATTTACATTTCTTCTCTTCTAAGAGTTTAATTGCTTTTTCACAGTAAGGGCATGTCTTAGTCACAAATAAAATATATCTATCTTGCATTCCCAGCCTCCATGATTTTTTCTAGAATAATTGTGGGGGAGCCAATAACATTTATACTCTTATAGGCGTTAGTTCCGGTTACCAAATAAACACTAGAAAAAGAAGCTAATGAGGAATCCAATCCCTGAACCAGTTGTCCTGTTCGGGCTTTCTCCTCCAGAGATATGTTTTCTTGCAAATAAACAATGTGGCATGCGTTTACATATATTTTTTGTAAACCATATGTGGCATCGACGGTTTCAGTTTCTGGGTTGTATCGTGCACTTCTATCGCATATTTCTGTTAGTTCAACATAATTATTCATCTTTTACCTCGTAAACTTCTTTCTTTTTCACAAACCACTTATCATCCTTATACAAAACCTCGTAGAGGTGTGTTTCTTCTTCTATATATAATAGATGCGCAGGCTTGGGTAGCTTAAGGTAGGAACTAACCGCAGAATTCTTCGAGCCATCTGCCTCTTCCTCAAATTTACACAACATAACGTCTGCTGGCGCGTAAATTAAATCACCCTTCTTCATTATTTTCCTCCTTTATGTCTTCCTGTGTATTTGCTTCATAATAGCCATACATCATGTTTGCAGCATCTTCCAACTGTGAATCGATTAAAGACATTCCTTCCCTGATGCTATTAATTTCTAATAATAAATTTTCCATATTATGCGGATCGAGCCTCACTCTAGAAAATGTGTGAAATTTGTCTTTACATTTTTCTAGAATAGAGATGACCAAATCTGGAACAGAATGGTAATCCATGGTATAACTAATTTTTACCTTCATTTCTTTTCCTCGATAATCGCATTACTTGTTGTAAGTAATGTAGATACTACTGATATAGCATTTTGTATCGCTACCCTGGTAACTTTCACTGGGTCTATAATCCCTTTCTCAATCATGTCGACCATCTTTTCAATATTAAAATCATATCCACAATTGTCTACTTCCTCTTCAATAAGATTTAAAATTATGTCTTCAGAGCCACCAGCATTGCGAGCCATCTGTCGCAGTGGGGCGCCTAGGGATTTTCTTACAATTTCAGCTCCTAATTTCTGATCTTCGTTGGCAGCTTCTATTACAAAAGCTTTACAGCGAATTAAAGCGGTGCCGCCGCCGGGGACAATACCCTCTTCTTGCGCGGCCTTGACCGCACCTAGAGCGTCTTCAACCCTGTGCTTTTTTTCTATCATTTCAACTTCTGAAGGAGCGCCGACGCGGATGATTGCTACGCCGCTAATTAGCCGAGTAATTCTTTCTTGCAAGCGACGGCACTCTTCAATATCTTCCGTTTGTTTAATTTCAGATTTTAAAGATTCAATTCGCTCTTCTATTTTCTGCCAATCGGCATCACCGTCGACAATTGTAGTAAAATTCTTCAAGATCTCAATCTTTTTACACGTGCCAAAGTCAGCCAGCCTTACATCTGACATTTTCTTGCCAGACTCCCTGGTGATGAAAGTTGCGCCGACAGATAAACATAAATCTTCCATGATTTTACGTTTCTCTAAACCATAGCGAGGCGCCTTAACTGCTGCAACTCTCATCGTGCCACGTACAGCGTTCATGATCAATGCCGCCAGTGCCTGCCCTTCGACCTCTTCTGCCACTATAATTAAGGGCTTTGCCTCTCTAGCAGCTAATTCTAATACAGGAAGCATTTCTTGCACAGTATCTAACTTGTGATCTGTGACCAATATAATTGCATCTTCATATTCTACAGTGTTTTTCCGTTCATTTGTTACAAATGTTTGCGCGAAATAACCAGAATCAAAACGGAAGCCCTCAACAACATCTAGTTTGGTCTCCATCGACTTAGCCTCTTCAATAGTGATGGCCCCGTCGTGGCCGGCCTGACTAACAGCTGTTGCAATAAGTGTGCCAATTGAAGTATCACCATTCGCAGAAATAGTTGCGATGTGTTCGATATCTTCGTGAGAAGTAACTTGTTCAGCCAAATCTTTCAATTTTTTAACAATCTCTATACAAGCTTTGTCCATTCCCCTCTTTAATTCAATTGGGGAACTACCAGCAGTTAAATACTTCTGAGCATTGTTAAATATATCTCTAGCTAGTACAGTCGACGTTGTTGTCCCATCACCAGCTAAATTATTTGTTTCCGAAGCTACTTGTTTGAGAATTTGACATGCAATATCCTCAAAGGGGTCGTCAAGCTCCATAAATTTTGCCACCGTAACCCCGTCTTTGGTAACGATAGGATTGCTTCCTAGCTTCGCGAGTATCACATTCCGGCCTTTGGGCCCCAGCGTCACAGCCACATTATCTGCTAGCTTGTTGACACCACTATGGATTTTTCTTTGAAGTTCGCTATCGCTAGCATACTTCTTTGACATATATACCTCTCTAAATATATAATAACTACATTATAAAACAAATCAATTTAAACTTTAAGTTTGTTTTATAATTATTCTTCCATGCCGCCGATGCGGGGCGTTACCTTTTTACCTTGACCGACCCTACCGTAATTTGCTATGGGGGGTGCAGAAGATTGTGGCTGCGCTGTGGTCGCGCCGGGAGCTAGTTCTGTGGTCTTAGCTGCAACATCGTTAGAAGCTGTAATCGCCTTCTGGGCTTCTGCATCGTCCTGTAAACCGCCGGCCATGAAGGCATACGTGCCTTCTTGGATCATCTTGACACTCTGAAATAACTGAAAGATGGTTTGATTTAGCTCAGTGGTAATGTTGTTAAGCATGGACTGCACATAAGCTGCACCAATCTTAATTTGTCCAATATTTTCAGAAATTTCAATTACTTGCCCCCTGTTTAGATCGAACTGTAGGTTGCTCAGTCTTCCTCTCGTATTCAAAAGAGCCCGCTTCTTTAATTCTGGATCTGCAAGACTATTGTAGAATTCAACAGAAGTCTGAGGATCAGCGAAAACGTCGGCGCCTGATAACATTTGGGCGCGTTGGGATTTTAGTGTTTTAGCTGAGTATTCTTTATTAACCTCCGCGTTGGCAGAAACAACTGCCTTCGCGATCGCCCACATTTGATTTTTATCGTATCCAGCTTCACCAAAGGTAGTAGAAATGGCTGCAAGTAGTGCTGGGTTATTCATTGGAATTGCATTGCGGCCGCGGATGACTCGCTCTTCTTCACCTATCTTCTCGGGCTTAAACAAACTATCGTTATTGGCCCAATCTAGGGGGCCCGTCATGAAATCTCCAATCTCTTCAGGTGTAAGCTGCAAGTTGGTCTCCGTGCCGCGTCGCGTAAATGGATTAGCTGTTATGTCCGTAAACTTTTTTATAAACTTTGTCTCCAACACTTCCGGTGACAAATTTTCCTGGGCCGGTAATGTTGCACTGAAATCATAATCGTTCTCGCCGGCGCTTATACGCTGTATGAATTCATTTGAAATTTGGATGCATATCACTGATTTATCCATCGATGCAAGAATTATATCTGCTACGTTATCCAACGTGAAATTAAACCTGAAGAATTTCAAATCTCCTTGGACATCGAGTCCTTGGCTTTCGCCTTCAAAAGATTTCATGACAACTACGTACTGCATGAAATCATGACCAAATTTTGGTTCTGTTAAGTCGCCCACAAGATCATTAAAGCTTCCGCCCACGACAACGGATTTTTCAGCGTACAATTTCAAACTGATGGGCGTGTTGTCCGCCGTCTTAAAATCTGCAATTGTACCGGTATTTGCTTTAATTTGTTCACCCTGAAGTAAAACAGCCAGGAAAGCTTCAAAGTTGAAGCCGGCAGAAGCAGCATTGAAGTTGGAAATGACTTTTGTTAAAGTTTTATAGAAAACCAAATATGAAAGAACATTAGAAATTTTCTGTCCTAAGCTAGCTGAATCTAGATTAGCGCTGCCTGGATCCTCATAAAAGTCTGCAATCTTTTTTAATTTTGCCTGCAGATCGACCCCGTCGATGCCAGACAAGAATTGCATCAGCTGATTTCTGGCTGGTCCGTCGATCTCCTGATCGCCCACTGTTCTCACGTCTGTCCAGCCTAACTCAGTAACATCGATATCTGGGATAGCTGTCAAGGTCAGGGACATACCGCCCCCTGCTTCTTGTAAAAGTGGTGTGACCTCAGGTTTAGTTGGCAATTCTAAAACTTCATTAATTGTTTCGAATATAAAATCTAAATCAATATTCTGCTTAAAATAATTTTCTTTAATATATTTTAACTCTCGCTTATCCATATGTTCACCTCTAAGTAATTAGAAAATTATATCAGCAATTCCTAATTCAACTGCTTTTTCTGCATCGATATATACATTTGTTTTCTTGTTCATCATTTTTCTAATTTCTTTGTCCGTCATATTCGTTTCTTCAACGAGAGCTTTAACATAAAGTTTCTGAGTCATCTTAGCTTCTGAAAATTCATTTTCCACATCTGCTATATGGCCATGCTGGCCCGATATGACACCGTGAATCATCACTCTACAATTTCTACCAAGCCTTCGTTCACCTTTGGTACCGGCAGCCAATAACAATACACCAGCAGACATAACCTTTCCAATACCGTAAGTTCTAATAGGTATTTGTTGCTTGATGAGGCGCATCAAATCATAAACTCCGAACATCTCAGAAGCTTGCCCGCCATATGTTGAGATATAAAAATCAATCGGCTCAATAATTATTTTTGTTTCTCCTGTTTCTTCATCGACAATATTAGTAATCGCCGTCTGTTCCAAGGCCAACAAACCGTATGTGGTTTCTGCACATCTTTCCTCGTTTATATCTCCATATATGCCAGTGACTCTCAACTCTGGTTGTTTATCAAGCGCCACACTTAACATCGAAGCTATATCACTCTTCTCTGCCTGCTCTTCTTTTTTTTCTGTTCCTTCTGCAAGAAAATGCATTCTTTTCTCCTGTTAATTTTCAAAAAAAAAGGCAGGGATTCTCGCCCTGCCTTATCGCACTACTAATACTTCATTCTACTTTCTTTTACGTGTTTTGTTTTTCCGAGTAGCTGCCACCAACCTTTTGGCAACGCGGCGGGCGACTTCATTAACGACATCAACTTTTTTTAAATCATTAGCACCGCCTTCTGAAACATACAGATCTGACTCCGCTAACGCTCCCACCATATCTTCTTCATCCTCGGGCGGGAGGCCGGGGTCGAGGCCGGCCTCTTCAGCGGGAGGTGCTTCGAGGTCGACTTCAGGTTCCATTACGTCTGCACCAGGCTCTTCTTCTCCGGTACCGGCTAATTGTTCAACTTGGCTTGCAAGATCCATCAGAACAGGTGCTACGATGCCTGCCTCTTCCTCGGAAAGGGCCCAAGTAACTTCAGACGTCGCTTCCTCGCCAGGTACTTCATCGCCAACAGGTTCGTCGACCGCGGGCTCGTCGACCACGGGCTCGTCATCAACAGGTTCGTCACCGACAGGGCCCCCGGCGCCATCGTCTGTAAATTCTGGTGTCTCCAGATCATCATCGCCCTCTGTTATATCATCTTCTTCAAGACGATCAAAGAAGGTCTCTGCAAGGGGTTGCAAATTTGCAAATTTCATGAAACTGCGAACCTCTGTCTCGTTTAAAAGCTGTTTTTTCATTATGATTACTCCTGACGTATTTTCCAATACACTTTAAATAGATTCTTTGTCTAATAAATGACTTATTTTTTTTAAGGTTTTGTCTTGTATTTGTTTTACCCTAACGAAACTTATATCAAGCCTCTCACCAATTTGTCGTAAAGTCATAGACCCGTTGACCCTTACGCTCTCCAGCATGCAATTTGTCTCCTCTGGATAAGATATCCAATACCGACATTCTTTTACAGGGCATGCGACATTTAAATTTTTACATGTCTCCAAGCATTTTTTCATATAGTGGTATCCGCCTCAATAATATCAAATATATTTTCAATCTCGCCCTCATCAAGACTAAATTTCTTTATTTCAAATTCGGTTTTAGAGTGCATTTTTGTAATCTTCTTGCGTTTTTGGATTCCTTGGCCGCCGTATTTTTCTTTACAATGATCAAGATATTTTATAATGCTTGAATCCATTTCCAAATAACCGGTTATCATATAACGAAAAAATTGAGACTGATTGATTCCATCATACTTACAGCGGATTTTCAACCTAGCTTGTCTATCTGGAGTATCATAGAACATAAATTTCTTTCTATTTTTTGGATCAGGAATTGTTTTATCTTTCATTTATATCTCTGCAGAATATGTGTGGTGCTTTCAGCTTGGCCGGCATTAGATTGCAAAACAAATTCAGATTTAGCTTGTAATTCTCTAATAGAGGCGGCTCCAGAATAAGATAGACCGCTGCGTAGTCCGCCAGCAATATCACGCAAAACACCTTCTACGGCGCCGCAGAAAGGAATAGTAGTCGAAACACCCTCGGGAGTAGTGGTTTTTCCCCTCCATGATTTCTGAGCAGCTGCAGAAGCCATGCCCCGATATACTTTATATCTTTTTCCCTGCTGACCGAAGAACACTTCTCCTGGAGTCTCCTTTGTTCCTGCTAACATAGAGCCAACTATCACAAAATCTGCCCCAGCAGCATATGCCTTAACCATATCTCCAGTAGTTCTGATACCTCCGTCAGCAATAATTTTCGCGTCGTAAGTGGTTCTAGAACAATCTAAAATACTCTGGAAAGTTGGTACGCCATGCCCAGTAACCATCCTTGTTGAACAAATTGACCCTCCGCCAATCCCAACACGTATCGAATCGGCGCCCCAAGAAGCTAACGCGTTGAAGCCCTCTAAAGTTGCTACATTGCCAGCCATCAAATGTACGGCGGTGCCGAACATGTCCTTCAAGGATTTTAAACACCCCTCCATCAATGTGTGGTGACCATGAGCCACATCCACACAAATTATTTGAACTCCGATTGAGACTAGGGCCTTCGCGCGGGCCTCATAATCAGTCATGCCTACGGCAGCTGCAACCTTCATGTCTTGATTTGAGTAAAGAGCCTTCGAAATAATTGAAGCCTGTTCCTGTACTGTGTTATAGCGATGGACGACTCCCAGGCCGCCGGCTGCGTCCATGGCGAGGGCCATTGTGTCCTCGGTAACAGTGTCCATGGGGCTAGAAATAACAGGCAAGCCTAAATACTTAGTTTTGTCTAGATTGTTACCAATTGTGATAGAAGAACGGCTCTCTATCTCGCTAAATTTTGGCACCAATAATACGTCGTCGAAAGAATAAGTTTGTCTCATAGCAGGCTCTCCAAATATCTTTGTAAATACCATATGGCCTTTCCAATATCTTTTTTTGCTTGGCCCTTATGTTTGTGTCTGGAAATATATTTAATAGCGTTGCCGCAATGAAAATCTAATCCCCAATCTTCTATCACATCAATGGTTTCGTATTTCCCATGATTGTAGTGAGGAGGGTGATCGACCAGATCTAATTTATAATTTACTAAAGTCTCTAAATCCTCGTCTCGAATAAACTCCTCATCTAGCGATGATGGGCTGATCAAAATCTTCATTGTTTCATTTTTATCTGACATATCTTTACCTCTTTAAAATCCGGGTACTTGTCCGTTCAATGGATGTGGAGCACCACTATCTGTACTGCCCAAGGCATCATCGCCGCGACTTGAAATTGTAATTGGCTCGTTATATAATTTATTACCAACTTGTCTAGCTCTAAAGTGGACTACAGGCACCAAAACTAATTGC